AGAAAGCGGGGGTCCGCAGAACTCGCTTCGCTCAAACAGCTGCGGCCCTGATCCCGCTTTCTCCTGCGCTCCTCGGCACAGCCAGAGGGGATGAGAGTCAACGCGCCATGGCGCGTCCTTGTGTGGTGTGCGGGAGTGCAAAGGCCCTCGGTCTTCTTCTACCTGGGCCGAGCGAAGCGAAGGCCTGTGGGGAATCTAGGGCCGAGCGCAGCGATGGTGTGAGCGACCACGATACTGGAGCATGTGGGACTAGCCGGGACTGAGCGGGACTGGTCGGGAAAAACCAAGTGAAATCAGGCACTTGAAGCGGATCCGGGGGAAATTTGGGCCCCTGGACCTGGGCCACGATCAGCTCGAGGGCTGGGCCACGATCTTGGAGCACGGCGGGCGCGGAACTGGACGACCGCCTCATGCACTGTGCCCCGGAACGGCGGCGACGGTCAAGAATGCTGGCCCGCCAGAACGGCCCAGGAGCCGCGATCGCCGCCTTGCCGATGTCCTGGTGGCTTGGCCCCTCGATCGCCGCTCCTACGGCCTTGCATCACGACGTTGCCGGCGAACCAAGTTCTGCACCATTTCCGACATCCGTGTCGGAATTGCCTGAGAGCGAGGGGTCGGGGGAATTCAGACACGGTTCGGCCCCGCGGTTGGCTGTGGATAAGTGTCCGCCCTCCACAACCTGTTCAACCTCATTTTCGACGGTTTTTTGCCCGAAAAGATCGGGCTGCACGCGCCGCCGAGCTTCGGCCAGGCAGCGCCGGTGAATCTGGTGGACCCGCACGTAGCTGATGCCGTACTCCGCAGCCAGGTCGTTGGCATTGCCCCGGCGCATGCGTCCGAAGATCTCCCAATCGCGCTTGGACAGCCGGAATTCGCGGTCGCTGTTGATGTAGACGTTCTGGCCCTTCCAGTGCTCGGTGAGGAAGTCCGCCAGGTCGTTGCCAATGTCGATCGCCCGGTCCTCTTCGATGCCGTGCTTGTCCATCATGTGCCGGGCGAGCCGCTCGGCCATTTCCGAGAACAGCTCATGGCGGCGGATCTCGCCCGGGGTCTCGAGGCCGTCGATCATGCCGTGGGCGCTCCCCTACGGTTCTGCTCGACGCCCAGCGCCTGGCTGATCTTGTGAAGGTCGCGCGGGTGGCACCACTCGAAGAACTCGGGCGCCGCGTCGCCGAGCATCTGCTTAGCGATGCCATCGGCATACTCGTCGGGCTTGCGGTCAAGGCTGATCAGCTGCGCGCGGATGCGGCGCACCAGTGGCAGCGCATCGACCGAGGGCGTTGGGCGCTTGGGCCTCGCGCTCTTCTTCGCAGCCGCGGGACGGAAGCCGATGCTGTGCAGATAGTCGAGCACTGCGCGGCGGCCGGCGAAGTCGAGATCCTTGGCGCTGCGCACACGGCCCTGGGTCCAGAGCATGGCCTCGTAATCCGCGTCGCTCATGCTGAGCTGCTTCTTGGCGATGTGGATCTTGCCGAGATCGGCATTGCGGTTGTCGCGGGCGAGCTTGCTCATTCGATGCCCCTCGAACTCGCCGCCGTTGGCCGCTGTGGGCCACAGATGCGCTTGCGCCAGGCATGGTCGGGACTGGGACCACGCGAGAGAACCTCGGCGGCTTTCTCCATCGGAGTTTTGGGCAGCGCAGGCACATCAGCCGGACGTTCGTCGGACTGGTTCTCGATGAAGGGAACCTCCAGTGCGCCTTTGAGGACCGCCGCCAGTTCCACTTCGACTTTGGCCGTGGCGATGATGGTCTGAGCGACTTCGTTGCGCAGCCGATGGCGCGCAATGTCCACGGGCTTGTCCGTGTCGCTGAGCTCTTGCAGCTGGGCAAAGAGCGCGTCGCGCAGGGTGGCGATGTTATTCAGTGAGCTCATGCAGCCTCCGCGTGATTTGCTTTTGCAGTGCGATGACTTCTTTCAGCTCCTTTGGATAGGCCTGGGGCGCGAGGTGAGCCAGGTCGGGGCGAGACAGATAGAACTCGAGCGGTCGGACGATTCGCATACGTCGGAGCTCGTTTTCAACCGCGCATGTCGACCGTCCCAGTGCAAGGCCGATCTCTCTGTTTGTCATGGTGCGCGACATTTCTGCGAGTCGCGTTCGCTCGGAAGGGAGCCATCGTCCGCTGAGGGTCGGGAGCCCTCTTTCCCCTGCGCACTCGAGCGAGCAATATCTTCCGCGGCTTGGTCCCGGTCGCGCTAAAAAATCGCGCCCGCAGATAGAGCACACGCAAGGCAGCTTCCCCCGGTTCTTGAACGCGTGCTTGCTCTTTTCCCAAAGAACATTGACATGGCCCGCGACTTGAGCCTGAAACTCATCCAGATCAGTCGTTGACGCGGCTCGAAGATCATCTCGAATATTGATCGCATCGGCGACATACGTCGCAGACTCGATCGTTCGATAGGCTCGCGGTCCCGGGTGACCACAGTTCATCTTGGTGACGAACAACTGGGTTCCGTCAGGAAGTGTCATTGCCACCCGCCACGTAGCGCCGACGAGCACTACAGCCCATTGCCCGCTCATTCTCCCGGCCTCCGTTCGACAACGATGTGCTCGCCGACCGAGTCCGTTGCCAGCACCACATATCCGCGCTCGTGCAGCCAGAAAAAGGCTTCGGCGATCTGAGGATCGGCCTCGGCAAGCGTATGCACTTCACGCGCGTTGGCGTCGGTCAGGCCGAGGGTCAAGCCGTGCTCATCCTGCGCAACGCAGTTGTTCGTCAGCACGTCAAGCATGGCAGCATCGGCGATCTCAAGAGACCGAGCGAGCAAGACCAGGTCTTCGGCCGCAACAGGTGTCTCCACCGCTTGCGCAGGTGCTGCCAGTTCGGCATTGGTGCGGTGAGCGGTTTCGAGAGTGGCGATGACGCGGCCGAAGCCGTCGGCCGTGATGTTGTTGTAGACGCCTTCTTGCTCATAGCCCGAGACGGCCTCCAGTCGGTAGTGGAAGTGCGCGAGGCCCTCCAACGGCGGGCCATCTGCCGCAGGTGCTGCCACGGCCGGGGGCGTGAGCGCTGCGAAGAACGTCAGCGAGTTGACGAACAAGCCGACTCGGGCCGCCAGCTCCTCGCGGCCTTCGGGCTGGCTGATTCCGAGCGCCACGAGTGCGCGGGATAGTTGGTCGATATCGATGGCTCCAGCCTGCTCGGCCAAGCGCGCGCGATGCGGGTCCGCCGCCTCCTGCTGCACGGGCGCGGCATACGTCCAGGCCCAATGAAAGGCACCGGCTACATCGGGGACGATCGCGCACTTCTCACAGTCCGCGATGTACCGAGCGAACGCCCGGCGGCCGTCCTCGTTCGTGGTGGCCGAGGTGGCCAAGGGCGACGTATCGATCAGGTGCACTTCGCATGGCTGAGTGCTGATGGATTCGGGAGGCATCATGGCTGTACAAGGTGGGTGAAAAGGCTGCGCTGGCCGCTGGCATCCGCGGCTGCCAAGCGACACGCAGGACAAAGGTGTTTGTTCGGACCCGTTTGCGTCGCGTGAGCGGCGCACAGCGGGCGATCGCAGGTGCGACCGCCCCTGCCCGGGCCGTCGCATAGAAATGCGCTGGGTGCCAGGCACAGCAGGGGTGGCGTGAGCTGCACGTGCGGGCTCAGGCTGTGGGCGAGCTCCTCGCCGCAGGGCTTGGGCAGCTTGCGGCCCCGCATGTGGAACACGCCCAGCTTCTCGCTGCGGTAGTACGGCATCAGGCACCCACCTTGCGTTGCGCTACGCGCAGAAGCCGGTGGTACGAACCCTGGCCGGCCTGGTGACCAGCGCCATGCTCGACCTTAGCGATGCCGTCGATCGCGTCGACCACCGCCTGCAGGTAAGCCAGATCGCTGAGGAACCCGAAGCCGGCCCGGCACGCGCGGTATCGCGCGTTGATCGTGCGCTGCGTCGGTAGCGGAACCATGCGCCAGTGGGTCGAGCACAGGAAGCGCCCGGACGGCACCGTCCCACCGCATTTGAAGGCGTCGCAAAAGCTGCTCATAGCGGCATCTCGTTCCACTCGCGGCCGTCGAGTTGCCGACCCGCGATCTGCTTGCCGACGCGATGCAATTGCACGCAGGATGGCATGCTCGTATCCACCAACACGCGCGGCAGATCCTTGCCCTCGGGGACATAGCCACTGCCATCAACGAACGCAACGAAGCGCTCGGATTTTCCGTCCCAGCAGAGCGGGTCTCTCGGCGCCCATTCACCCCATTGCTTGAAGAAAAAAGGCACGCCGATGGCCTCGCACTGATCGCGCAGGCTGCGTGCCCACTCGGGATGCATAGGACGCGCACCAGGGCCGCTCTCCCCGCCCACGATCACCCAGTCGATCTTCTCCAGCACGTTCGTTCCATCGCGCATGTCGCTGGTGTTGGCGAACATGCCCTCGAACGACACGGCCCCCAGCAGCGGCTCGATGCTCAGATAGCGAACGCGCGCCGGCACCTGCAGCAGCAATGCAATTCGCTCGTCCGCGCGCTTCTGGTCCTCGACACTCACACCGAGCCACACGTTGTCGAGAGGCAGGCCCGACCACACTGCGATGGGGCAACCATCGCGCTCGAGCTGGAGCCGCACGATCTGCTGACCGATCAGTGCCTCGCGCACCGGGTTCGCGAAGTAGGCGCGCATCCTCGCTGCCCGCTTCGTCAGCACCTGGAACGTGTGCTGCTTCGCGAGTGCCATGACGGCGAAGACCCGATCAATCCAATCGTCCGGCACGGACTCGTGAAAGAGATCCCCGTGGGCACAGACGAAGATCATGCGAGCTCGCTTCCAGCCCAGCGGCTGGCGCAGCCACTCTTCATTGAAGCGGACATCGCCCGTCCACACCGGCCCCGCCTCGCTGTTGCGTGTGAGCCCTGCACGGCTGGGATGGTGCTGGAGACGAGTGCCCGCGAGCTTCATGGCATAGCAGCGCTTGCAGCCCGGGCTGGTGACACTGCAACCCGTGATCGGGTTCCAGGTGGCATCAGTCCATTCGATATTGCTGTGGTCGGCCATGCATCACCCCAGCACCAGCGGCGCGAGCCACCAGTTCCACAGCCCGAACACGCTGAACACGAAGTAGCAGCGTTCCCGGATCAAGAGCCAGCGATGCCCCTGGTGTCGATTGAAAGGGATGCCCACCACGTTGCTTGCCAGGAACGCGGCGAAGCCCCACGCGGGATGCATGGAAGGGATCGCGAGCACCAGAGCACCTGCGACACCGAACGTCGTGGCGGAAACCTCTGCGGCCTTCATCGACCACGCCGGCCACTGCCGATTGCGCGCTTCGAACGCGCCAGAGAGCCAGAATGCCGTGCCCACCACCACAAAGGTGATGGCGAACCAAACGATGGTCGCTACCGGATCAGCCATGCTCGACCGCCTTCCAGCCCACAGGGTGAGTCCAGCGAAAGAGCACGCGCGGCAGCGCCTCGTCGGAGACCAGGCGGAAGGTGATGGCGCCTGCTCCGACCTGACCGAGCTCGTCCGCGGCATCGGTGACCCGATCCGTCTCCGCAACATCCGTGGCATCGAAGCGCACCACGTCTTTCCACGCGCCGCTGGTGTTCACCTGTAGCTTGGCCGGCTTCTTCAAATCAGCGGACATGGACGCCCCCCGATTGCGATACCAAGATGCTGCCCAGCGCCACGTCGCGCGCCTCGTAAACGCTCGTCTCCAGCGAGGGAAGATCGGCGTCCAGCCCTTGCCCGCTGCCGCTCTTGTCGTGCTTGATGGCTTCGAACCAGTTCGCGAGAGCCGCGGCACTGCTGATGGTGTGATGCAGCGCCTTTTCACGGTCGCCCGTGATCACCGCGCGCAGGCACTTGCCGACCAGGCGGCCGATCAGCCAGAACCAGTTCTCCGCGCTCTTCTGGCGGTTGCCAGCCTCGCCGAAGCGATAGCGCTGGTGCGCCGCTTCGTACTGCACTGCCGAGAGAAACTCTTCGGTGTGCGGGTTGTTGATCAGCGCGCGCAGGCGCTTGACCTCCGCCGTCAACGCTTCAACATCAGCGAGCGCGACGATGCGCTCCAGATCAGGATCGTAGAAGCCGGTCATTGCATGCCTTTCAAAAGGTGTTTTCAGACAGGGGAACGGGTGATGCATCAGCCGCCGTCGTCGTCGGCTTGTGCGGCCGCGACGTGCGCGATCAGGCGCGAGCCCAGCTCGAGCACTTCGCGCTGGGTCATGAAGACCTCAGCACCGCGGATGACGAAGCGCACCACGCCGCCGCGGAAGAAACTTGCATCGAGTCGCGTTGCCTCCGCCTCGATGTCGTCGGCGAACTCGATCAATGGCGCGAGCAGGAACGGGCTGGCGGGCTTGCAGCCGGTGGGTGCTGGCGCCGTGGCCGCATCAACCGTGCGATGAACGAAGTCGGCCGGCAGGTTCTCTTTGCGAGCTGTTGCGCGCGGGCGCTCTTGACGATGCGCAGTGGTCATTGCTGGCTCGCCTCGTCGACGGTGGCCGCTCGTGCCGCCGCGCCCTTGAACGTGTCGGGCTCATACTTGTTGCAGATCGCGCCAGCTGTGACGGTGAAGCCGCCACGCGTGCATCGCCAAACGCGCGTGTCGAAGGGCGGCATGCGGTCGGCAATGTCCTCGTGGCTCAGCCTGCAGTTGCCGCAGCGTGGGCGCGCCGTGGCGGACAGGAAGCCCTGCACGAGTCGAGCGGTCTGTGCGCCGCTCACGACGCCGCCTCTTCTTCAGCGCCCTTCAGGAGGGCCTTCACGAGCTTGTCCACGGCCGCCGTGGTGTCACGGATGACCGGCACGTCACCCGTGCCCTCCACCGAAACGCCCAGGCGCTTCAGCTCGACCGCCGTGAGGCCCTTCAAGGCATCCTTGACCGGCTTCTCGGTGGTCTTCACGAGCACGTCGAACTGCTGCGGGAAGTGCTTGCGAATCAGCCGCACGAGCTGCTCGTCATCGTCCCAGTCGATCTTTCCGGCGCCGAGCTGGAAGCCGACCTTCACGCCGTGGAACACGACGGTGCGCGGCTTCACGAACAGGTGCGGGAACTCCTCGAGCGTGGCCTGCAGCTCGTCGCGCTTCGCGGTGACCGTTGCGACCGCCGCGCGCAGGCCGCGCAGATGACGGCGCTTGCACGCCTCGAGTTCGTCGTTGAGCGCCTGGGCGCGCTCGACGAGGAGGTCTTTCGCGTCGCGGTACTCGCGCGATCGCGCTTCAATCAGCAGCATCGGATTGCTGGGTGCGTTCATGGATGGGCTCCGGGGAGGTGAGGTCAGGTGGGCAGGCGCAGCTGACCGAGCAGCTCGGGCAGCGCGATGTTTTTCATGCGACTGAGCTGCATGAGGGTGGTCATGGCGCGTTCCTCGAGGAACGCGACGGTGCGTTGCAGCTCTTCGGGCGTTGCCGCCATGAAGTAGCCGTCCGTGGGGGTGCCGCAGATGTGCGAGCCCTGCTTGCGCAGTTCCTTGATGAGGAATCGCACTCGCCGCGTGTGCATGTCGGTGTTCACGAGCTGGCCCGTGATCCGGCGCACCAGCTCGTCAGCGTGCACACCGTTGGCCTGGCCGACGTGATGCTGCATCTCTGCGAGCAGTTGGGCTTCGGTGATCTGCATCACGACGGCCTCAATGCAGCTTCGAGCGCGCGGCCTGGCGGATGCTGTCCATGACGGCATCCGGATCCGAGGTCGATGCCTGGATCTCACCGGCGTTGGCAGCAGCGTCCAACGCCGGCGAGTCGACGCCTGCCACGGCAGCCGATTGAGGCGCGCCCTGCGGTGCGGTCTGCGCGGCCTGATGCCGCTGGTGATGGAAGTGCCTGAGGATGCGCGTGCCTTCGTCCGTCATGACGAGCGCAGCGTTCTCCGTGAGCCCAACCAGGTTGGCGACCGTGAGATAGGCCATGAGCATCGCGTCGAGCAGCTCGCTGCGCTGTGAGATTGGAATCTCCTGCGCATTCACGGTCTCGAGGATTACGTGGCACAGCTGCAGCGAACGCGGCTGCTCGGACTGGACGGGGGCGGTCTTGACATCAGACATTGGCGATCTCCTGCAGGTTGAAAAAGGCGAAGGACGTGAGCTGCACCCACTCGCCGAGAACGGCCAGCACGGGACGCAGATCGAAGAACAGCACCACGAGAGCCAAGGCCATCGTGAGCAGGAACCAGGGGCGGCGGATCTCGCCGTAGCCCGGGCTTGCCGCCCGCTGGCGGCGACGCACGGCGCGTTCGGCGCGCCGGATCTCTGCGCGGGCTTCACGCAGCCGCTGGCGGGCGCGGCCGTCTGCGGAAAGGCGGCTCATAAGGTTCATGACGCGACCTTTCGGTTCGGGCACGTCTTGCAGGCCTGGAAGAGCCGCACGCGCTGCGGGTTGGTGTGCGCCAGAGGACGGACTTGGTAGTCCAGGCAGTGGCGCCGGCCCAGCTCGCCCATCACGGGACAGGTCACTGTCTCAGCCATGTACTGGCCGCGGATTCGCTCGGACATCTTGGACACGTCGCCGAGATATCGATCTCTGAGTAGCTGGTTCACCACTGCGTGAGAGACACCCAGGTCCGATGCGACTTTGGTTTGGGACCCCAGACGCACGACAGCCGCCTTCAACACGGTCAACACATCCTTTGGAAGCGCTTTCGGCGCGCTGGATTTACTCGAGGCCATCGCATACCTCCTGCGCGGATTCGAGATCGATGAATGCGCCCGTGTTGCGATCGAGCACGCACCGGCGCCTGGTGATGGCAGGTGCGTGCGGGCCCGTGTTCCGCAGCAACCGGTACTGCCCTGCGGCCTGGCGCGTGGGCGCGCGCAGCTGCTGCAGATAGCCCGCCCGATACAAGGCGTCGACGTACTTGCGGGCGGTCTCTTCGGACACCACCACCGGCGGCAGAGTGGCCGCGCAAGCGATGTCCCGAAAGTCGAAGGTCTTGTGAACGCGCATCGCGCGCCACATCGCCAGGACGCCCAGCCCCAGGTTCGTAGGTTTCCCCTGGGCGTCAACACGCGGGGCCTCACCAGCGGGGCGGACCAGCCGATAGATCACCGTCGAGTGCCGTGCACCGTGCTGCCCCTGGACCGCCGAGGGCTTCACTTCCTCGAGGTAGCCCGCGCGGGCGAAGCACCGCAGGTTGTGCTGTACGGTGGGCATCTGCACCATCGGGCTGCAGGCGTCCTGCGCGTCGAATGCGGTGAAGCGCTGGCCGCGCGGCGCGCCGACCTTGAGGACGGCCGCCCACACGCGCTCTCGCGGCGTGCGCAGGCCCAGCGCGGCGTTGTCAGTGCGCTTGGGCATGAGCTGCCTCCTCGCTGCGCTCGCGTTGGGCACGAGCCACCATCTGGGACAACTGCGCGGCGACCAGGTCTCCGAGCCGGAAAGAGCCGACGAACGTGTCAGGCGCCATCAGCAAGAACTCGCCGGTGCCGACATCGAGCGTCAGATCGAGATTCAGGGTCTGACCGAACGCCTTGCCGCGCACCTTGCAGATGTGCATCCGACCACGCATCGACACCGGAATGTCCTCGTTCGGAATCAGGTGGATCGGCAGCTTGCCGTGGAGGGTGCTGATCACCGATGCGCTCCCTTCACGACAGCGCCGACCATCTCCACCGACACGCTCGTCAGGCCGCGGCGCTTGCACTCTTCCCTGATGCGCTCGATCTCGCTCGTGACGCGCCGTGCAACGCCGTTCGCCCGGGCTGCCAGCGCGGCGTGGGTGCCAGCCTCCCACGTCAGGGCGGATGCATAGTGACGCGTCAGCGCAGCGGCGTCGGACTCGTCGCAGGGCTGCGCGCTGGCCCAGACCAGGACACGATCGTGGAAGCGCTCATGGTGGCTAAGCAGCTTCTGCTGCAGCTGTTGCTCGCCGATCAGCAGGATCGGGGTCGCGCACGAGTCATGGATCGCTCGGATGAAGTCGACCGACTTCGTCTCGGCGATGTGGTCCATCTCGTCGATCACCAGCGGCCGGTTGATCAGGCTCAGGCGCTCGCATGCGGCCTCGTACATGTCGTTGATCGACATGCTGGCTTTCGGGCGCACGTCCAGCTCCGTCAGCAGGCGCCGCGCGAGGCTCTTCGTGGTTTCGAAGGAGTGCAGCTCAAGATACACCGCATTGCCGCCGGCGGGATGCGCCAGGTACATCGCAGCCTGGCTCTTGCCCAGACCAGGCCGCCCCGACAAGACCGCGATGCGGGGCATCTGCGCGGGCGCTGCCTGGATCTGCTTCATTGCGCTCATGGCCAGACCCACGTTCGTGAGTCGAGCGACACCGGTGCCGGATTGTTCGGGGGCCTTGTTTGTCATAGACTTCCTTCGTTTTGCTTACGTAAACGGGGCTTTGCAACCCCCTCCAAGGCCCTCATGCGTTCCAGCGCATGAGGGCTTTTCCTTTAGCCCGCCACTTCGGCGAGCGGGTCTTCGCCCTGCTGCATCGAATGCCAGCCTTCCCACTCGGCGCTGCCTTCGTAGGTGTGCAGCCACTCGGCATCACGCGCGCCGAGCTGCTCGCCGGCCGTGGCACGGGCAGACAGCCGGCACCAGGCGCTGTAGCGCTGCTTCGCGCTGTCCATGCGGATGACGGGCGCCGTCGATTCGTCGAGGGCCGCCCGGGCTTCGGCCCGCGCGTCCTGCTGCGCGCCAAGGCTCGAGGCCGCGAGCAGCGATTCAATGGCCGGGGTGCTGGTGTTGGGGCGTACCGGCAGGCGTGATACGTTGGCGCTGGTGTCGATCGCACCATCGGCCCGCTCCGCCTGGATGGCGTCGACAGCCCGCTGCGTGAGCCCCTTGCTCGCGGCCTTGCGAAACTGCGCGATGACGGGAGCCGCGGTGGCTTTCTCGATCGCGTGCGCCTTGGCGGCAACCTCGGCGCGGTTGATGCCGAGCTTGGTGTGATCGATCGCACGGCAGATGTAGGTGCCGTCCAGGTGGAAGACATGCATTGCGCCCAGGTCGGCTTCGTCGATGCGGCAATAGACCTGTTGGCCCATGACGTCGACCGACGCAAGTTCGGGCGCGCGATACCACGCCGCTCCGGCGCGGTCGTTGAGCGGCATCTGAATCCCTCGCTTGCCGACGATTCGCACACCATTGCCGGCAACAGGCATAAGGAACAAGTCCAGCGCGCGCTCGTCAACGCGCAGGACGCGCGTCGCGAGGCGCTGCGTCATCTCGGCGGGGCTGCACCCGAGTTCACGGTGCGGCCGAGCGTGGTACTCATCCAGCCAAGCATTGATGACGCTCTGCAGCTGCGCAGGTGTCATGCGCAGTCGAACCCCTTCGCTACCGAAGCGCTGCGCGAAACTCTTGGCCGATTCGATGGCCTTGCGGGTCGCCACGTCGTGACCCACGAAGCCTTCAAGCATCGGGAAAAGGTCGTGCAGCAGGGTGCCCAGAAAACGCTCGATGAACGGCTTCTGATCGGGACTGAAGGGGGTGCACAGCGGGTGCTCGATCAAGAGCGCCTTGAGGCCAAAGTCGAAGTCAGCGGCCGTGTAGTCCTTGCCGTTGTCGGTCTTGATGCGCTCAGGCTTGCCCCAGTCGAGCATGGCTTGGCGCACAAGCGCCTTGACCGCGTTGCTGCTGCTTGTGCGCGCTACCAGAACCTTCGCCCGACGGGTGTGAACGTCGATGGCCGCAATCAATGCGTGCCGCCGGATCTCGCCGGTATCGCCGTCCTGCAGGTTGAAGGCGATCTCCACGCGTTGCTGTGCATCCGCAATGGTCGAGTCCAGCTGCCACTCTTCGTTCGGCGCGCTGATGTGCTCGCTGCGGCTGCCGAAGGCCGGCATGTACTTGTTCCGCCAAGCATCCGGGTTCTTGAGCTTGAGGAGTGCGACCTTGTGGTCTGCCTTGTACTCGCGCAGCCACCGCTTGAGCGTGGTGATGGATGGAGCACGGTCCTCGCCCAGGTGGTTGCTGATGACCCGGCGCACCTGTGCTGCTGTCGGATCGTGCATCTCGATCAACGCAGCGACGAACGCGCCATGCAGCTCTTCATCCTCTGCCAGCTTCGACTGGCCCTTGTCCTTGCGCGGCTTGCGCTCGAGCAGCGCCTCGACGCCGTTGACGCGCCACTGGCGATACCACTTGTCGAGGGTCTTGGCGGGGATCGCAGGGTAGGCCGCGAGCGTGCCCGGCAATGCTTCAATCTGGCCGGCGCCCCACAGTGCGCAAAACTCGCCGATGGCGGGCCACACAGCCCCGCCGCGGTGGGCGTGATAGCGCTCGAACCGTTGGAAGAGGTCCAGGCGCGGATTGGTCGCGGGGTCGAAGGCCCCCACCGACTCGAGCTTGACGCCCAGGCGAGCCATTGCATTTGCGTGGGCCTGCACCTGGGAAGCGCGAGCCATCTCTTCGCCGGCAGCGATCGCACGGGTGATCGGCTTGACGCCACCCGCGACACTCGCCGCGAGGGCCTGTTGCGTCGGGGCCGGGAGATCCGTCAGGAGGTACTCGCAGCCGCTGCGCCCACGGCCGACGCGTGGCCGGGAGGTCCATTTCTCGGACCGCGCGCGTCGCAGGACTTGGCGATCGCTGGCGGGCATTCCGGGCAGGCCGGCAAGGTCAGGCGCCGCGAACCACATCATGCGGCCCCTCCGGAAAGGTCACGCACTCGACGCGCGGCATGAAACGCTGCCAGGCGAAGCGATGCGGCACTAGGGTGGGAACGAAGCCCCAAGATCTGGCGGACATAGCCGACTCGGCCTGCTCGACGCGCGCTTAGGAGGTCATTGCTCAGCGCTTCTGCGGCTACGCCATACGGGACGCCAATGTGCGCTGCGAAAGCGTCGATCGATCCATATCGACGTCTCACGTCATCCCGTGCTTGCATCGCTGACCAAGAGGCGTATCGAACCGGCTGCACCACGAAAAGAGCACCGTCGAGTCGGAGCTTCAGGCGAGGCTTCACTTCGCACCTCCCACGAGCTTGAGGTTGGCCGCAGGCTTGGCCGGCGGCGGTGCATACAGCCGGGGCGCGACGACGCGACCCTGCTTGAGTCCGAGCGCCACTGCAATCCGGTGGGCCTGACCACGCTTTGCTTTGATGCGGCCCGACAGGACCCCACGAGCGACGTCATAGGACAGTCCATGCGCGCGCGCCCACTCCGCGAGGGAGATGCCTGCTTCGTCCATTTCTGCACGAACTTCGGCGGGCGTCTTTTGAGGCTTTGATTTCGTCGGCACAATCTCGAATCAATGTGTGATTGAACCGAATTATTTCGCCACTTGGCGAATTCGTCAAGTGGCGAAAGCCGTGCCTGAGGAAGAAATGCCTAAGAAGCCAGATTTGTCCGAAGAGGACGTGGAGCTGCGTCGAACGTTCGGGGAGCGACTGAAGGAGGCTCGCGAAGCAATGAAGAAGTCGCCCGCCGAGGTCGCGGCTATAGGCGGCATCAGCCTGGCGCACCAGTACCGAATTGAGGCCGGTGAACGGACTGCGGATGTCCTGTATCTGCAGAAGTTGATCGCCCGTTTCGGGAGCATGTTTGCTTCGCTAGTCCTCGATGTAGATCTCGGTCAAGCGAGCAAACCCCCGTCAAGAATTGGGCTAACGCAGTCGAATACAGGAGCAGGCGCTGTTTTGATTGGGCACGCCGGAGGAAGCGTGGCCGTCAAGACTAGGAGGTAGGGTTTGCACTGGCAGGGTTTGATTGCAAAGATTGGACGCGTCTTTTCTATGCGGCAATCGAACAGCGGCGCTGGTGCGATTCAGGTTGGCGAAGTGCATGGCGATCTGACGATCGTCCAGGTGGCCGCGCAGTCCCCGGGCGAGGGACACGCTCAGCGTTTGCGCATTGAGCAAGCGCGCGTGCTTCGACTCCTCGCCCGAGTCTCGAACCGAAGATCCATCCTTGAGTTCATGCGGCGGGAATTTGGCACGAGCATGGTCAAGGACCTGACATTTCCACAGTTGTACAGAGTGAAGAAGTATGCGGAGGCGGTGGTTCGCCGTGAGGGTGACCTCGTCCGTGACACAGAGTCCAATACCAGGGAGGATGAGTGATGAGGGCACTTGGCAAGGCGACACGGGGGGTGTTGCTCGCTATCGTTGGAATCGCGAGTCTGGCGGCATGTGACAACACCCCACCCACTCAAACAAAATCCAAGCTCATTGAGCTCGAAACCCGCCTGAAAGAGGCCGACAAGACTGGGGACGCCTCTCTCGCCCTGAAAGGGATCACCGCGGCTAACGACTTAGTTGCGGGATTGAACGACCGGCCCGATTCGCCCCGGGCCTGCGTACTAGCAGCCGTCTACCTCAGCGATGGATATGTTCGCGTCATGCAAGGCGATCGCTGGAGCCAGCGAGACCGCTACGATGAGAACATGCGAATGTGCAAGTGAGTGAATAGGTAAAGCGCTTTATTAGTCGCCCTCACGCGCGCACGGCACGATGCCGTGCATGGTCCTCGACGCCCAGCTCTCTCCCCACTTCCGTCTCTCCGAATTCATCGTCAGCGGTGTGGCCGAGCGCCGCGGCATCGCCAACGCACCGGACGATGACCAGCTCGAAAACCTCGTGCGCCTTGCGGACGTGCTCGAGCGCGTGCGCCGGTTGCTCGGCCAGGTCCCGCTGCTGATCAACAGCGGCTTCCGCTCCCCCGAGCTCAACGCCGCAGTCCGTGGCTCGCGCCACAGCGCACACCTCCTCGGCTGCGCGGCCGACTTCATCGCGCCATCCTTCGGCACGCCGCGCGAGATCTGCACGCGCATCGCCGACTCGGAAATTCCGTTCGATCAACTGATCTTCGAGGGCTCGTGGGTGCACCTGGCCATTCCGATCTTGGGCGAGGAGCCGCGCCGGCAGGTGCTGACCGCGGTGTTCGAGCGCGGCTACCCGACGCGGTATGTCAGGGGGATCGTGTGATGCGCAGGCCCGTGCTACCTAGCGCACCATCGCCACGGCTCATGCGGAAGGAGTCTTTGGGTCCTCTTCACCCGTATCCGGCCTGGCGTCGGCGCCAGACTGATCGCCAGACGACTTTGGTCCGAGCTTCTGTTTCTTCACTAGCTCGGCGAGATCATCGGCAAGCTCTTCGTGAGTCGCTGTTCCTATCCAAGATTGCAACGCTCCTTGCTGACCCTGCTTCGTCTCTAGAAAGAGCAGAGCTTGCAGACCTACCGCGGCTCGTACGTGATCGCCTGCGTCATGCAGGGCGCGAAGGACTTTGATGAACGCGTCCAAACCTTGTAGCGCGACCGCGTTTTCCTCCTCGCGATCCGATTGGGCGAACTCGGAAATCCCGAGGAGATTCAGCAGCTTGAGGGCTTCCGCCCGCTTGGGCTCCGTGTGCACCGCGAAGACCGCTCGCAATGCCAATTCGAGTCTCTTCACGTGCATCTCCAGCATCTGCAGTCGCACGTTCACATCAATATCAGTCATGGGTGGCCCTTTCTTGGTCGGCAATCGAAGAGGTGGAAGTCTTCATTGTCCCCGGGCATGGGCCGCCCGCCATCCTCCGGAGGTTGCACATGGATAACCTGCGCATAGCCATCGCGGTGGTGGTGCTCTCGGCAACCGGCCTCGTCTACATCGCGGGCCGCGAGGACTACCGCAGCCCCGCGTATCGCGACATCGGCGGTGTGCCTACGTTGGGCTACGGCGCCACCGATGGCGTGAAGATGGGCGACAAGACCACGCCGCCCCGTGCACTCGCACGGCTGCGCGCAGACGCCAGCGACTTCGAGGTGGGCGTGAAGCGCTGTGTGCGCGTGCCCGTCCACCAGTACGAGTTCGATGCCTATGTCGCGCTCGCCTACAACGTCGGTATCGGCGCGTTCTGCAACAGCAGCAACGACCCCGAGACCCCTACGCTGGTTGACCTGATCAACGCGCAGCGCTACGCCGAGGCCTGCGAGCGCATGAAGGCCTTCAACAAGTACCGCAACCCCAAGACCGGCAAGCTCGAGATCGCCAAGGGCCTGCAGAACGCACGCGAGAAGGAATACCGCATGTGCATCGGGGAGAAGGTGCAATGACGGTGCGTGTCGTCGCCGCGATCCTGCTCACGCTCGCCGTCGTCTTCGGAGTGCTCGCCTGGAACGCTCGCCTGGTGGCCCAAGGCGATGCGCAGGGCGACAGTCGCGTCCGCGCCGAGTGGCGGGAGGCCGATACCAAGCGCCAGGCCGCAGAGAGCGCTGCAGCTGCCCAGGCACAGGCCGAGAGTGCCGAGCGCCAGCGCCGCGCGCGCGAAGAAGACCAGCTCAAGCAACAACAGGCCGAAAGGAATGCCCGTGAACAAGCACAACGCGAAGCGGATCTGCGCACCGCTCTGGCTCGCGCCGACTCTCGCAATCGCGGGCTGCTCGGCACTATCGCCGACCTCAACGCCCGCGCCGCTGCCGCCGCTGCTGCAATGTCCGGCGCCGGCCAGGACTCCGGCGCTGTCGCCCTCATTGGCGAAGCCTCCACAGCGAGAGAGCTACTCGGACAGTGCAGCAGCCGATACACAGCGGTGGCAGCAGACGCTGACGGACTCCGCAGCCAGGTGATCGGCCTTCAGGACTTCGTGGCCACAGTCTGCCGTGCCCCGATCGACAACCACAACGCCCAGGCGAACGAGGCCCAATGACCGTAGAACTCACCGTCTCCAACGTCCTCTTCATCTTGGGTGCGTTCGTGGCCGCGCTGTGGGCGCTGGTCAAGGTCATCAGTTCGCAGCAGGAACGCCGGCTCTCAGAGAAGTTCGCCACATTGGGCGACCAGTTGGCCGGCGTGGGCAAGGAACTGCGCGCCGAGGCCGAGGCGACCAAGAAGCTCGAGATCGCCTTTCACAAGGCCCAAGCCGAGATCGCCCGTGACTACGTGCGACGCGACGACTTCGTCCAGGCGCTGGGCACTCTCAACACCCGTATCGACAACTTTGCGCTGCGCGTCGAGCGCGCGCTGACGGGCCCTTCCTCCGGAGCCAGGCAATGAATTCCTCCCCCTCCATCGACATGGCGAAGATCCGGCGCGAAGCCATGCGGTGGCATCTGCTGGCCGCCATCAATCTCAGCCGGCCGCAGGGCATCTACACCGAGCCGCTGCTGTCGATCATCCAGGCGGTCTATCCCGACGCCACGCACCACGAGATTCGCGTGAATCTCGACTATCTCGAGGAACGCGAGATGGTCAAGATCGCCAAGGATCCGATGGACCGATGGTTCCTGGACCTCACGCGCACGGGCATCGAGTTTGTCGAGTACACGATCGAGGCGCAGCCCGGCGTGGCCCGCCCGCGCATCACGCAGGTGTGACCGATGGGCAAGCGAAGCACCGTCGACACGCTCCCCCCGGAGCTGAAGGCCTGGCTTGACGCCGAGATGCTCAAGCGCGGCTTCGGCGACTATCGCCAGCTCGCGGTCGACCTGCAGGCCAAGGGGGCCGACGTTTCCAAGAGCGCGCTGCATCGCTACGGCTCGAAGTTCGAGCTGCGCATGGCCCAGCTCAAGCGCAGCACCGAACAGGCCACCGCGCTGGTCGACTCGAACCCTGACGATGAAGGGAAGTTGAACAGCGCGGTCATCCGCCTGGCGCAGGAGAAGATCTTCTCGATCCTGGTCGAGCTGGACATCGACCCGGAGGACATCGACGTCGCCAAGCTGTTCAAGGCCGCGGCCGAGGTCGGCAAGGCCAGCGTGCAGCAGAACAAGGCTCAGTTCGACATCCGCGAGCGCATCGCACAGCGCGCCGCCGCGGTTGCAACGTCCGTCGCACAGACGGCGAAGAAGGCAGGTCTCAGTGACGACACGATCAATACGATCCGCACCGAGATTCTGGGCATACCCGCGGCAAAGTGAGCATGAACGCGCTTGTCACCCCTGAGATGCAGCAGTTGGCGAAAGCGGCCGACTACAACTTCGCGCTGCGCGCGCCCTCAGTGCTGTTGCCCTATCAGCAGCGGTGGATCGCGGACGAATCGCGGGTCAAGATCGACGAGAAGAGCCGCCGTGTTGGCATGAGCTGGACCGCTGCATGCGAGAGCGTCCTGATCGCCGCGGCCGCGCGTGGTCGCGACCAGTGGTACATCGGCTACACCAAGGACATGGCGATCGAGTTCATCCTCGACGCTGCGCAGTGGGCGGCTCATTTCCAGAGCGTTGCCGATGCCATCGAGGCGTCTGAGGAAGTGTGGGTCGAAGGCGACGAGAAGAAGAGCGTCTTCGTCTTCAGCATCAAGTTCGCCAGCGGGAACCGCGTAACGGCGCTGAGCTCACAGCCGCGCAACCTGCGAAGCAAGCAAGGCGATGTTGTCCTCGACGAGTTCGCCTTTCACACCGACCCGGCGGGTCTTCTCAAGGCTGCGCTCGCCCTCTTGATCTGGGGCGGTCGCCTTCGGATCTTGTCGACGCACAACGGCGATGACAACGAATTCAACGCCACGCTGAAGGACTGTCGTGCGGGGCGCAAACCGTACACCGTGCACCGTACGACGTTTGATGACGCGTTGGCCGAGGGGCTCTATCACCGCGTCTGTCTGCGCTTGGGCATTGAACATTCTGAGGAAGGGCAAGCCAAATGGGCTCAAGAGATCCGGTCCTTCTATGGTGACGACGCAGAGGAAGAGCTCGATTGCGTGCCGAAGCACGGTAGCGGCGCATTCCTCACGCGCGAGCTGATCGAGCGATGCATGCGCGAAGGCTGGCCGGTGTTTCGTGATCAGCGCAAGCCCGAGTTCACCTTCGCTCCCGAGAAAATTCGCCAGCGCGAGATCTGGGATTGGTGCGAGGAGAACCTGAAGCCCGAGCTTGATCGTTTGCGCGAGCTGCGAGACGTGACCAGCTATCTCGGTGGTGACTTTGCGCGCGTCAGCGACCTGACGGCATTTCTGCCGCTGATTTTGTTTCGCAACATGAAGGCGCGTGTTCCCTTCATCGTCGAGCTTCGGGGCATGCCCTTCCAGCAACAGCGGGAGATACTCTGGTACGTCATAGATCGCTTGCCGCGTTTCAGCGGCGCAGCGCTCGACTCGCGCGGTCTCGGCATGCAGATCTCCGAGGAGACGGCGCAGAAGTACGGGCCCGCTCGCATCCTGATGATCCAGGCGACACAGCCGTGGTATCTCGAGAACTTGCCGCCGTACAAGGCCGCCTTTGAGGATCAGTCGATCGAACTTCCATTGGATGCGGACGTGATCGTCGACCACCGCATTCCTCGCGTGATAAAGGGCATTCCGCAGGTTCCCGAGCTGCGCACCGTTGACGCTGCGAAGGCAAAGCGACACGGCGACACCTTCATCGGGGGGGCTCTTGCCTGGCACGCGAGCCGAGTGCTGCTCGGCAGCACCGTCTATGAATATGAAGGTGCGCCTCCGAAGGCCATCGGCTGGGACGGCCCGCGCCAGGACCACGACGAAGACCACGAGCTGGGCGCCCGCCGCGGCGCCTGGTGAGAAAGACCACCATGCCCACCATCCTCGATCACCGCGGCCTGCCCATCCAGCGCGCCCAGCTCGCCGAGCCGCAGACCTCGCGCCTGGCTGCACTGCAGTCCGAGTTCGACAACCACCCCAGCCGCGGCCTCACTCCGCCCAAGCTCGCCCGCATCCTGCAGGACGCCGAGCGAGGCGATCTGATCGCCCAGCACGAACTCTTTCAAGACATGGAAGAGAAGGATGGGCACCTCTTCAGCGTCATGCAGACGCGGCGCCAGGCGCTGGTCGGCCTGGACTTCGACATCGCACCGCCGCCGCGGCCGAGCGCCGCCGAAAAGGACATGACGGCCTACGCGAAGGAACAGCTCGAGAGCTATATCGAGAGCCTCCTGTTCGATATGACCGATGGCGTCGGCCACGGCTTTGCGGCGCTCGAGCAGAGCTGGGATTGGGTCGAAAAGCAGCAGCTGCCTGTGCAGGCCGTGCATCGCCCGCAGTCCTGGTTCCAGTTGCCGCAGACGCCCGGGCTGGACCGCAACGAACTGCGCTTGCGGGACTCGACCGCCGACGGCGCACAGCTCTGGTCCTTCGGCTGGGTACTGCACCGCCATCGCGCGCGCAGCGGCTACGTGAGCCGTTCGGGCCTGTTCCGTGTGCTCGCCTGGCCGTTCCTGTTCAAGAACTTCGCGGTACGCGACCTGGCCGACTTCCTCGAGATCTATGGCTTGCCCCTGCGCCTGGGCACTTACAACACGACGGCAACGAAGGACGACAAAGCCACGTTGCTGCGCGCGGTGGTCGGCATCGGCCACGACGCAGCGGCCATCATCCCCGAAGGCATGAAGATCGACTTCATGAGCGCAGCTCAGGGCGACAACAAGTCCTTCGACGCCATGATCAGCCTCATGGAGCGCACGATGTCGAAGGCTACGCTCGGCGGCACGCTCACCAGCGGCGAAGGCGAGCATGGCACACAGGCCCTGGGAAACGTGCACAACGAACTGCGCCACGACCTGCGCGATGCCGACACCAGGCAGCTCGCGGACACGCTCACCCTGCAGGTCGTGTATCCGGTGCTCGCGCTCAACAAGGGGTTGTCGGATCCGCGGCGCTGCCCGCGCGTGGTGTTCGACACCCAGGAGCCCGAAGACCTGAAGACGTACAGCGATGCGTTGCCCAAACTCGCGTCGATGGGCATGCGCATCCAAATCCCGTGGGCGCACGAACGTCTGAAGATCCCGATGGCCGCCGATGGCGAGCCGGTGTTGTCCGTCCCGCGGCCCGAGCAGACCGTGCCACCCGAGGATCGCCAGCCGCCGGAGCGCACGCCGGCGAAGCCCGCGCGGCAGGAGCTGCGCGCCCGCCTAGCCGCCGAGCTGGCCGCCACGCCCACGGCCGAGCCTGACGAGCTCGACAGCCTGGCGGCCGAGATGATGGGGGAATGGGTCGATGCGGCCGATCCCATGCGTGCGGCGATCGAGCAAGCCCTGGCCACCGCCACCTCCTTCGACGACTTCAGCCAGGCGCTCGAGTCCGGCCTGGCGCAGATCTCGCCGGCGCAGCTGGTCGACCTGCTGGCGCGGGGCACGTTCGCGGCCCGGATCTGGGGGATGCTCAACGCCCCGAAAAGCCCAAGTGCTTAAAAAGTGAGCACGAAACGGGCCGCAAACCCGCATGGCTACTGGGTTTTGCCCAGCAAGGCCCTCAAACGGCCTCAGGAGCGCGCCTGTCAAAAAGTGTGTAGGGGTGCCGCAAGATGTTCGAGATCGCGGGAATTAAATGGCCTTAACAGGCCTTCCCGCACCAATCCGGGGCCGACCGAGCTACCCCAAAAGGCCTAAGAAATGCCCGAAATCGTCCTAAAACCGGTCCAGCCGGATGAAGCGATCGCCTATTTTCGGCAAAAAGGCTATCGGATCGGCTTCGATCACCGTGACGTTTGGCAACAGGAGCACCAGGCTGCGTTCACGGTCGCCAAGGCCATGCAGCTGGACCTGTTGGGCGATATCCGCGGGGCGGTCGACAAGGCATTGAAGGACGGCATCACATTCGCCGACTTCCAGCGCCAGCTCGGCCCGAAGCTGCAGGCGCGCGGCTGGTGGGGCAAGCAGGAGATGACGGATCCGGCCACCGGCGAGCGCAAGGCCGTCCAGCTGGGCAGCCCGCGGCGCATGGAGGTGATCTTCGATACCAACCTCGCTACGGCCTACAGCGAGGGGCAGTGGGAACGGATCCAGCGCAACAAGAGCTTGTTTCCCTTTCTGCGCTACGTGCGCTCGGGATCCGCGCACCCGCGCCTGTCGCACCTGGCGTACGCGGACCTGGTGCTGCCGGCGGACGATCCGTTCTGGCAACGACACATGCCCGTGCGGGAGTACGGCTGCAAATGCGGCGTGATCCAGCTCACCAGACGCATGCTCGAGCGTGAAGGCCTCAAGGTCGGCAAGGCGCCGGCCGAGGTGCTGCGCCGGGTGGTGAACCAACGCACCGGCGAGGAGATGTGGGTGCCGCCAGGTGTGGATCCCGCATTCAACTATCCGCCAGGCGGGCGCCGCGCGAACCTCGGCCGGATGATGATGGACAAGGCCAACGCCGCCAGCGCCGCAACGGCCGCGCGCGTGCTCGCTGATGGCGTCGACGAGTGGATGCCGCAGGTGCGCGCCGAGATCGGCGAGTTCGTCGGCCGCTTCGCCGCGGGCGAGCGCGCCGAGATCGGGAACCAGCGCAGCGTCGGCGTGCTTGGCTCGGCCGCGGTGGATGCGCTGGCCGCGGCGGGCAAGCCTGTGACGCGCGCCACGTTGACGGTGCACGCCCCGCAGCTCGAGCAGCTGCTCGCCACACCAGGGGAAGGGGCCGGCGCCGCGTCGGCGCCCGGTAGAGTGGCGCTCGTCTCGTCGCTACCGGATTTGCTCACGCGCGTCGGCGAGCGCTGGCTCGACGCCGCCGGCCGGATGATCCTGCTGTGCAGCGCCGACGAGCCCGGCATGGTGGCGCGCGTGGTGGTGGATGTCGCCAAGGCCGGGAACGCGATAACCTCGCTGGACCTGGTCCGCGCGCAGGACTTCGACCGTCGCGGCCTGCGCCCGATCGGCAACACACCTTCCCCCAGTTCTCAGTAAAGCGCTTTAGTAGAGCGTATTGACATGGCCCGCGAGCATCGGGGTCATGAAGAAAACCGCTCTTGCGCTGCTGGCCGTTGCACTGTCCGTGCAGGCTGCGGCCGACGTGCATCTGCTGCCGGCCGGCGAGTTCGTCGGGCGTGACGGCAGGCCCGGCGAGAACCTCACCTGGAAGCTCTCCGACGAGCAGGGTCGTGCGCTGGCCGCGCGCATGAGCGAGCGGCACCAGCGTGTGAAGTTCCAGCTCGACTATGAGCACCAGTCGATGCTGGCCGAGGAGAACGGTAAGCCCGCGCCGGCCTCGGGCTGGGCCACCACGTTCGAATGGCGCGACGGCGACGGCCTCTATGCCACTGGCGTTCAGTGGACGACGAACGCCAAGCAAATGATCGAGGCGCTCGAGTACCAGTACATCAGCCCGGTCATCGCCTACGACAAGAAGACCGGCGTCGTCACCGACGTGATCAACGCCGCGCTCGTCGGCATCCCCAATCTCGACCTCAATCCCGTCGCCCAGGAGCGCGTGGCGCGGATGAACGCGAGCTTTTCCAGTTCCCCCACCAACCCGGAGCAATCCCCCATGAGTCCTATCCTGAAGGCGATGCTCGCCGCGCTCGGCCTGGCCGAAACCGCGACCGAGCAGGAAGCCACGTCCGCGATCGCCACCCTCAAGGCCAGCGCCGAGTCGGTGTCGGGCCTGAACACGCAGATCGCGACGCTGAAAGCCCAGAACCCCGACCCCACGAAGTGGGCACCGATCGAGACCGTCAACACGCTGAACACCGAGATCGCGCAGCTGCGCGCGAGCTCGGTCGAGCGCGAGGTCGATGCACTGATCGAGCAGGCCCGCGCCGACGGCAAGGTGGTCGCGGCCGTCGAGCCCGTGTGGCGCAACCTGGGCAAGGTCAACGTGACGCAGCTCAAGCAGCTGATCGACGCGACGCCTGCCAACCCCGCGCTGGCCGGCAAGTCGCAGACCGAAGGCAAGCCGCCCGGCGGCGGCGGCGGTGGCGGCGGGCAAGGCGCCGCCTCCGAGGAAGAGCTGGCCGTCTGCAAGAACATGGGCATGACGCTGGAGCAACTCCGCGCCGGTGCCACCGCCGCCTGACCGCCAGGCGCATCACCCAGTCAACCAGGAGCATCCACCAATGACTGCACTCACTGCGGAGCGCGATACCCAGCGGCGCAACGGCGAAAAGAGCGCCGCGCCGGTCGCGGCCTCGACCAAGATCCTCGGCGGCAGCATCGTCTGCATGAATGCCGCGGGCTATGCCACCAAGGGCGCCACCGCGACCACGCTCAAGTCCTTGGGCATGGCCGAAGCCACCGTGGACAACAGCGCGGGCGCGGCCGGCGACCAGACCGTGCCCTACCGGCGCGATGGCTGGTTCCGCTTCGCCAACAGCGCCTCGGCCGATGCCATCACGCTGGCCGATGTCAACGCGAACGCCTACATCGTCGATGACCAGACCGTCGCGAAGACCGACGGCACCTCCACCCGCAGCGTCGCCGGCGTGATCCGCGATGTCGACGCGCGCGGCGTGTGGATCTCCTTCCCCTGAACGCCCCTTCGCAGGAGCTTTTCCAATGATCGTCAACAGCACCAATCTCACCATCCTGAACCGGGCGTTCAACTCCGCGTTCAAGGATGGTTTCCAGACCGTCACGCCGCAATGGGAGCGTGTGGCCACGCTCGTGACCTCGACCACCAGCGAGGAGAAATACACCTGGCTGGGCAAGACCTCCAAGTTCCGCGAGTGGGTCGGCGATCGCGTGATGCAGAACCTCAAGCTGCACGACTACTCGATCCGCAACAAGCGCTTCGAGAACACCGTGACGGTCGATCGCGACGACATCGACGACGACAAGTACGGTATCTACAACATGCCGATGAAAGAACTCGGCGAGTCCGCGGCGATCCACCCGGACGAGCTGGTCTTCAAGATGCTCGCCGCGGGCGACAGCACGAAGTGCTATGACGGCCAGTTCTTCTTCGACACCGACCACCCGGTCGGCCTGGACGGTGCGGTGCAGAGCGTGAGCAACCACGGGGGCGGCGCCGGCACGGCCTGGTATCTGCTCAACGTCGGCAAGCTGCTCAAGCCGATCATCTACCAGCGGCGTCGGCCCTACGCCTTCAACCCGCTCACCTCGCCCGACGATCCGAACGTGTTCTTCAAGAACGAGTTCGTCTACGGCGTGGACGGGCGCAACAACGTCGGCTTCGGTCTCTGGCACACCGGGTTCATGAGCAAGCAGACGCTGGACGAAGCCGGCTACGGCGCCGCTCGCACGGCCATGTTCGGCTTCAAGTTCGACAACGGCAATCCCGTGAACCAGGGCGGCAAATTCCTGCTCGTGGTGCCGCCGAGCCTGGAAGCGCAAGCGCTCAAGGTGGTCACGGCCGAGCGCCTGGCCAACGGCGCCGACAACATCTATCGCAGCACCGCCGAGGTGTTCGTCTGCCCCTGGCTCTGATCGCCTTCGATCAGCTTCTGTCGCAACTGGAGAACCAATGGCCACCGCCACCCCCAAAGCGTCGGCATCGCCGGCAAAGACCGTCAAGGGCCTGCGCATCGTCGCACGCGCCGAGAACTTCCGCCGCGCCGGGCGCGCCTTCGGCCGCGAGGCCGTCGAGATCCCGCTGTCCGAGCTGTCGGACAAGCAGGTCAAGGCGCTGCGCGACGAGCGTGAGCTTCTCGTCGTCGACTGCGAGATCGAGGCGCCGGCGCAAGCCGATGAGACCGCCGAATAACCCACCCCGGCGGCTTTGAAGGGCGCGCTTGCCCGTCGGCGCGCCTGGAGCCCTGCGACGGGCTACACCCGCGAACCTCTTGCAGGGGTCTGGATAGCGGGGAAGTCGGCCGTCAGACCCCTGCAGCTTCTTCCATGCCTCGCGCGCGGGGCATCGAAGAACCTCCCTCAAGCCCATGACCTACATCACCGCCACCGCATTCCTCGAGCGCTTCGGCGCCCACGAGATCGCCCAGCGCGTCGACCGCGGCACGCCGCGCCGGGTCACGGCCGAGCTGCTCATTGCCGTGGCCGCCTCGGCGGATCTGTCGGGCTACCCCCCGGAGGCTGTGGCGGCCGCGGCGGTTGCATTGATCGTCGTTCAACGCGCGCTCAACGACGCGCGCGACACGATCGACAGCAACATCTCCCCGCGCTACCCGCTGCCGATCTCGCCCGTCCCTGCCGTGCTCGAGCGCACCGCCGGCGACTTGGCGCGGTACTACCTCTACGACGATCGCGTGACCGAGCCCGTCAAGGACCGCTACGACGACGCCATGAAGTACCTCGTGGCCGTGCGTGACGGCAAGGCGCAGCTGGGCGCGGACGGTGCCACCGGCGCGCAGCCGCCCAGCTCGGCCGGTGCGGAGCTGGTCAGCGGCGGACGGGTCTGGAACCGCGGTTCGGGGAACGCGTTCGTATGAGCGTCGGCGTCGCCATCACCGTTACCGGCCTGGACAAGCCGCTGGGCGCGCTGCGCCGCATGGAGCAGCTCGGCGCCTCGCCGCGGCCGATCTGGGATGCCTTCGGCCAGTACGGCGAGAGCAGCACGCGCCTACGCTTCCAGCGTCAGGCCGGCCCGGACGGCGTCAAGTGGAAGCCCAGCCAACGCGTGCGGCAGCACGGCGGCCAGACGCTGATCCTGAAGCGCCGCCTCGAGCGCAGCATCACCTACCGCGCCAACAACCGCGGCACCCAGTGGGGCAGCAACGTGGCGTATGCGCGCATTCACCAGCTCGGCGGCAAGATCGTGCGGCTCGCGCACTCGAGCACCCTGCGGTTGCGCACCACCCGCTCCGGTGCGCTACTGCGCCAGCGCGACCACGCGAACCTCTCGGTGTTCGCCCGTGCCCACCACAAGCAGGCGGTGGAGCGGCGCTACACGGTGGGCCCCTACACGATCACCATGCCCGCGCGGGCGTACCTTGGCGTCAACGCCCGCGACGTGCGCGAGCTGCGCGCACTCGGCGGCCAGGTGGTCGCCCAGGCGGTCGGGCCCGGCTCGAGCAGTTCCGGCGGAGGCGCCTGATGCTGGCCCGCCAAGAGGACGCGCTGATCGCGGCGCTCAAGACGCATCGAGACATCAAGGACCGGGTGCGCAACGTGAGCAGCCTGCCCGAAGTGCCGAGCGACGAGCTGATCGAGAAGTACCGCCTCGAGGCACCGGCGCTGTACGTCATCCCCGGGCGCTTCGAGATCCGCGACGGCCTGCTGTATCCGCGTTTCAGCGTCGCTGCGGTGGCGTCCAACGTGGCCGGCCAGGCGCAGGGACGCAAGGGCGACGGGATCGACCTGGGCGTCGACCAACTGATGGTGCTGGCGCTGCGCGCGATCCACGAGCACCGCATCGCCGATTGCACCTGGCTGTGCACCGGCGGCGAGATGGTCGATGACGACTTGTTCTTTTCCTCGGGCCTCACGGCGATGGAAATCGTCTTCGAGGGCTCGGGCATGGATATGCCCGTCGATTGGAGTCAGGACGAACTGAACGACTTCCTGCACTTCCATGCCGAGATCGACATCGAGCCGCACGAGAGCCAGGCCGAGCACCAGAAGTGGCTGCAGGAGCCACCCGATTTTTCAACCACCAGGCCCGACGCGGATCTGGACGTGCAACTTCCAGGAGCCGACACCCCATGAAGCGGATTTTTATCAAGCCCACGCTGCTCGTCATCGACGGCGAGACCCTGGTGCGCAAGGTGCGCAAGCCCGTCGGCGGCCATCTGGCGGCCGACGGCGAGGAAGTGAACCTCGACACCTATTGGCAGCGCCGCCTGAACGACAAGGAAGTGGAGGTCGTGCCGCAGGCCACCAGTTCGGCCAGCCCAGCCACCACCGCGCGCGTCGCCAAGTAGTCCACCAGTCTCAACCCCAGCGGAGCCCTCATGCCCGACAACATCACGTACAACACAATCCCGATCGACATCCGCACGCCCGGCCAGTACATCGAGATCGACAACTCGAAGGCGCTGCGCGGCCTGCCCGGCATGAACCGGCGCATGCTGTTCATTGGCAACAAGCTGGCCGCCGGCACCGCCGCGGCAGGCACGCTCAAGCGCATCAACGCCGGCAGCGAAGCCGCAGGCTACTTCGGCCGCGGCTCGGTGCTGCACGAGATGCTCGTGGCCGCGCGCAACGCCAACAAGACCAGCGACATCTGGGCGATCGGGCTGGACGATCTCGGCGCGGGCGTGGCGGCAACCTTCACCGCGACCGTGACGGGCCCGGCCACGGGCAGCGGCGTGATCCCCCTGTACGTCAACGGCCAGCGCCTGCAGATCGGGGTGGTGGTGGGCGACACGGCCGCGACGATTGCCACGGCGATCGCCGCAGCCGTCACCGCCTACGCGAGCGGCCCGCTGACCGCCGCGGCTGCCGCAGCCGTGGCAACGCTCACCGCGCGCCACAAGGGCGTGTTCGGCAACGACATCGACGTGCGCGTGGGCTACTACCCCGACGACGTGCTTCCTGCCGGCGTGGCGGTGGCGATCGCGGCCGGTGTCGTGGGCGCGGGCAATCCCGACGTCGCCACCGCACTGGCCGCGCTCACGCAGGAGAGCTTCTATACGATCGTCACGCCGTACACCGACACGGCCAACCTGGTGAAGCTCGAGACCGAGCTGGCGGGCCGCTGGGGCGGCATGGACATGCGCACCGGCCATCTCTTCGGCGCGCTGCGCGGCACCCAGTCCGCCCTTGCCACGCTCGGCTCGGCGCGCAACAGCCCGCACGACTCCTTCATCGGTGTGAAGAGCTCGCCCACGCCGATCTACGTGTGGGCGGCGGTCTGGGCTTCCGTATGCGAGTTCAGCGGCGCGATCGACCCGGCGCGGCCGTTCCAGACGCTGGTGCTGCCCGGCGTGCTGCCGCCGGCGCAGGCCGACCAGTTCGCGCGCCCTGAACGCGACTTGCTGCTGCGAGACGGCATCAGCACCTTCCTGGTCGATCAGGGCGGGAACGTGCTAATCGAGCGCGTGGTGACCTCCTACCAGACCAACGCCTTCGGCATCGAGGACGTGAGCTATCTCGATCTCGAGACGAAGTGGACGGTGGACTACATGCGCTTCGCGTTCCGTGCGCGCATCGGCCTGCGTTACCCGCGCCACAAGCTGGCCGACGACGGCACCAACTTCGAAGAAGGCCAGCCCATCGTCACGCCTTCCATGATCCGCAGCGAGCTGATCGACGTGGGACGCCAGCTCGAGATTGCGGGGATTCTCGAAGGCTTCTCGCAGTTCAAGGAAGAACTGCTGGTCGTGCGCAGCTTGCAAGACCGCAATCGCGTGAACAGCATCCTGCCGCCCGACGTCGTCAACCAGTTCCGCGTCTTCGCCGCTGCAGTGCAGTTCATTCTTTAATCTCGGGAGCACCTACACATGCCATCCGTCACCGGACGAGTTTTCATCAGCCTGAACGGCCAGCGCATCCGCAGCCGCGCCGGTGCCACGCTCGACACGGGCGGCCTCACGCGCACCGCCGCAATGTCCGACGCCGGCGTCGACGGCTTCAGCGCCACCAACGCCGTCCCGCAGGTCGACTGCGAGATCAACCACACCGTATCGACCCGTCTCGAGGATCTGCACGCGATCGAGGACGGCGTGCTCACCTTCGAGACCGACACCGGCCGGATCTACACGATCACCGGCGCCACGTCGACCACGCCGCCGAAGCTCTCGAACGGCGTGGTCACGCTGCAGTACCAGGGCCGGGAGTGCATCGAGGGCTGATGTCCCGCTGACCTGTTCGCGTGGGTCACCAGGTGGTGGCCCTTTTTTTCCTGCTCTTCGATCCTTCAACACCGTTTCAAAGGCATTCAATGACCGCTCTGACCGTCACCCGTTCGCTTCCCAAGAAGTGGCTCATCGCCGGCAAGGCCGCCACCGACATCGAGATCCGCGAGGCCACGCTCGGCGACTACATCGAGGCCGAGAAGGAAGCCAACCCGACCTTCGCGCCGAACGCCTTCAATGCCGCACTGGCCGCCATCACCACGGTGCGTGCCGGTGCCTTCACCGGTCCATTCGTCGCCGGCCACTTCCATGCGATGGGCGCGGCCAATTGGAAGGTGGTGCGAGAGGCGCTGCAGGAGGCCGAAGCCCTGGGGGAAGACGCGCCCGCAGCCCCGACGGCGAACGCCTGAGGGGCTGCATCGGGATCATCGCGAGCGTCTACGGCTGGAGCCGCTCCGAGATCCTCGCCATGCCGATGGCTGAGTTCAACGCCACGGTCGAGCTGCTCACCAAACCACCACCCAAGCCATGAACAACACCAGTTTTGCAGTTGGCGTCCGCATCGACGGGACGGCGGCCGGCATGGGCAAGGCTTCCAAGGAAGCCCAGCAGCAGCTGCAGCAGGTGGGAGCCCAGGCCGCGAAGACGGCCAAGGACGTTCAGACGCAGCTGCGCGCGATCGGCGTGCAGTCGACCAAGGACGCGCAGCAGGCCCAGCGCGACTATGCGCGCATGACGGCAGCGCGTCAGGTGTTGGGCGTGCGCTCGGAGCGCGAGATCCAGCGCGAGATCTTCCGCACCCAGGCCGCCTATGCGCGCCTGGCGCGCTCGGGCACCATGAGCTTCGAAGAGCAGCGCCGCGCGGCGCGTGCGATGCGCGAGGAAGTCACGCGGCTCCACAACGAAATGGGTCGGCTCACGGGACGGCAGCAGCTGCTGC